GTTTCCTTCAGCATCTTTCGTGAATACGATGGGAAGAGAAGTAGCTTTCTTCTGTAAACTTAATGCAGCGTCCCGAATCTGTTTGAGGACGGTGAATAGTGGTATTGGTTTCTTATCTTTCGAGAGATCCAAGGAACCGCGTGCCAATGACGCGGAGAGGATTAATTGTGAAGCATAGGAGGAAGGAACACCGTTTTGAGTTTGTGTCCCATGTTCGTTGATTAACTTTTCAGTTAAGAGAGTTGCATCCTTAGCTAAGCTGGTCAAGTGGGAGGGGTTGGAGGCAGTTTGCCAGAGGCTGATCATCCGAGGAGAAGGTTCTATTCTTCTTGTGACAAAGGTTTCTAAGCAAAGTCTTCTAGCCGAAACTGAGACGGTTCCGAAGGGAAGTCCCAAACCACCGAGTAATCGGGGAGCACCGAAGGAAAGCTTAAGTCGTTTTGCCTTTGCGAGCGTACCAGGGTGAAGTTTCCAACACAAGTTGGGTACTAATGATCTCTGGGATCGATCGAGCTCTGGCCATAATGAGGTAATGGCGCCTTGCAACGCTGATATTTCAGTTAGTTGCTTGGAGGGTCCAGATAAACTCTTTGGTTGGAGTAAGGTTGCTATACGCGGGCGATGAACCTGTCGGATACCAGTGGGTACCTTTATGTACTCGGGTTCTTTAAATCTGTCAGTTAGACTAGGCTGCCGAACGTATGTGAATCCAATTTGATAGTATTCTTCGCAGAATACTCCTAAATCCTCAGAAAGTCCCTCTTTTGAGGTATTTCTGGGTAATTGGAATGATTCAAGATTCTTTTGATAGCTGGCAATTTGTTCTTTTGTCCAGAATGCAAGAAGATCGTCACCACATACTACGTAGGTTCCTTTAGAGCTCCTATCACTGAGATGTTCCGCGCAAAACATATTGAGCAAGGACAATATGGGCCATACAAGAGGAAGTCCCATTAATATACCGCTCTTGGTTATTATAGTGGATCCATCCGGATATTGAAGTTTCCGGGGGGAGATGCAAGCATTTGCAATCTTTTTCTCAGCATCAGACCAGTGTAGCACGTCGGCCATAGCCTCCACTGCGACTTTAGCAGCGTCATGAGGAATTTGGTCGGTAGCAGCACTTAGGTCTGCCGAGTAAACCCATGTTCTTGTTATGTATGAGAGTCTTTTCTTAATTCGGTAGATCACTTTTGCGGCGCTGTCTTTGGATAGTGTAGCTTGAGTGGCTGGTAGTCTTGAGAGTAAGGATAGTACTTGGTCGCCCATGGGTGTGCCGAGTACAATAAGGCATGAAGGGGATTTAGTAACCACTCTGACTTTATAACCAAACTCTGGAACAAGTTCGACTTGTCCAGGGAGTTCTTCGAGGTTCTCTACTCGTTGAACTCTTCTAAGGCGGCAATCCGTATGAGGTCCTGGTACGCATCGGCACCAGTGATTTCCCTGAGAATTTCAGGATGTTCCTCGTCTGATTTAACGTATACATATGGTAATTCCGCCCCAAATTGTTTGGAGATTTTGTCTTTGTAGTGGCCAAAGATTCCGCCGCCTTTTCTACCTTTCTCAAGGCATCCTGACAGCTGTATCTTTGCTTTGAAGGGGATGGTGTCTGGCTTTCTAAGCTTCTGACTTAGACTTTGGACCTTTCTGAGCTTATTACGTATGAAGATATGTAGTTCGTTCAGAAGTTCGGGGTTAGTGCTCTTTTCTGTAAGCAATCTTTCTTTATGGGCTACCTGAGCCTTCTCAAAGAGTTTTGAATTCTTTGGGTTCGGTTCTGGGAGGCCTCGAGTTAGACCTGCGAAAGTCAAGAGTGAACGGATGGAAGTGGTGTGAGTTTTAAACTGTCCCTTTAGATAGGTGAAGATTGATGGGTAGTTATCATGGTAAGGTTGTGTGTCGTTCATCGCTTTCTTCTGTGTTTCAAGTGTCCAAAACTTGATCACAGCACACGCTTCATCGGCTGTGGAGCCTCGAGTGTGGAGAGCAATGTTGAGCCAATCAACCACCATGCGCTTAATTCCATCTGCAGCTAGTCTACTGGATTTCCCGGAGAGCTCTAGGGCCTTCTTTAGGAAGGTCAAGCGGATTGCCCCAGCGAGCCTCAAATAGATTCTATCAAGGTAAGACCTGGTGTCTCGTGTTAATCCATTGTAAGAATCGAGTATTCTTCTAAACTTGTTTGGTCGTGACTTATGCCAGTGAACCGATGGTAGGTTCGGAGCATTTTTGTGTGATTGTACACACTTTTGCTTTGTTAATTTATTGGTATAAGCTTCCTTCCGAATTAAGTGGATGAAAGATTTGAGAAGCAGCGGGAGCTGGAATGTAGGTGCTGCGGAGCAGAGGATAGGTTTGAGACGCTGACTGAGAGATGGTATAGTTTTATTGTCTTTATGAAGGTCCGTAGTTAC